TTCAATACAACACTCACATCTATTCCTGCTGGCCTTGGTAGTAAATCTCGATTAAATAACTCTGCCGCAAAGCCCGAAAGCTCAATATCATAAACAATATAGGTGAATGACATATCTAAGTTGTCAATGCAAGTTATCGACTTTTCACCAAAAATGCGACTTAGCGCGACATTAATATCTCGCGCCGGCCCAGACATATGCAAGATATAAGCTTTTAATAAAAGCACTATTCTTGATTGCTCTATTGTTAGCGGGAATGTTCCGCCGTCTGTTGAACCAAAATTGCCATTCCCAAAATTCTTTCTGTTCGCGCCAAATCCAAATGCTGGATATGTTGGGTCGGAAGGCTGGGTCACTGTGTATATTTTCTCATCAAGGATAATAGACCAAACAGACAATCCAAACTCTGTTGCCGTGGTTATGTCGAAAACATCGGACATCCAGTTATTCCAAAACTCGCAATGATTGGTCTCGTACCAATCCTGTTTTTTTTGAAGGATTTTGTTAAACGTTTCCGCATTGGATCTCTGCCAATCCGAAGATTCAAGAAGGTTGACATGGCAGCTATATGTATCACTCATGTGACCACCGTTACCGCTATGTTATCTCTGGTTAGGGTTGCTTTCTGCCAGAGATTTAAAGATATTGGATCACTAGAAAATACATCATCAGCGACCGTTGTCGCCTTACACTCTCTGACAGATATTTGTGCTGGCGAAACGTACTCATTTACCGCCCAAGATATTTCAAAAGGAAGAACATCCTCCCCAATCATAAAGCCTGTCGACCCCTCTATTTCACCAGCTGCGTACGCCATGACGGCGTCACGAATCGATTCTGCTGCGCTTGATGTTGAGCCGACTTTTGCTGAAATTGAGATCTTTACTGGAATCTCTGTTGGTGTGTCAAAGATGACAGGAACGACTTGCCCACTAATGTCATCGGTGTAACTTTCCGTTACTGAGTTGCTAAACCCGTAAAATGACGTTCCATATCTGTTTGTGTAGTACGCCTCCGCAATCTCTGAATCAACTCCGCCGTCAACGCATAGCCAACTTGATTTTGATGGCATTGTAATACTATCAATGACTAGCGATGAATTGGTGCTGTTCTCTCTAAACTGAACTCCTATGACGCCCTCTAGTGCGCTTACCGCTGCTATTACCGAGTAAGATACGGATCGTGAATTTGCGCCAATATTGTTGTTCCGCTGAATCTTTGCAGCTATTAAAGTTTGCTCATCCCTGCCTGGTGTTGCTGCGACTTCATTGTTGATTGTTTCCCAGCCGATCTCACCACTGACGATTGAATTTATTGCGCCAATAGCTGCATTGATTGCGCCATAATTTTCAGAGCGGAACGTTGCTGTGATAGATCCGCTTGCCGGTATTGTGACTTGACCTACCAAAGTCCAAAGCTCGTCATTATCGTCTTGAGCGTATGATCCGGCATCGATAATTGTTCCAACCACGCCGGACATTAAACAGTCGCATATCGATCTCGTTTGCGGAGTTCTTTCATTTCCAAGCAGCTTGTTTAGGGCGTCAAACGCCCATGATTCTGCTAGGTCTGGGTTGATTTGATTGGCCAGTAACGCATTATTTACCGCAACAGATACGCGACTTGTGGTTTCTGCCTCAACAAATCGCCCTGTGGTTGTTGATGGGTCAATTTCATCATCCTCACCAAGCCCAAATATTTCGCGATATTCGGTCTCAACCTCGGATTGAATGGTGGCAGTGTCAGCAACCACGGTTCCACTTGCTGTAATTAGTTCATACGTTGCCATTATTTACCCGCTCACTGTTGAGGTGCCGTATATCGTGTCTACGGTCATAGTATAAGAAAGAACCCCATCGCTCAAACTGTAGGAAAAATCAGAAACTTTTTTAACGAACGACAGCGCGGAAACTTGAGTTCTGGCCTGCTTTTCGAATCTCTGGTAATTGGGGTTGCCAAGAAACAGATTATCAAAATACTGAATGCCTTTTGTTTGTGCGTACTTGTATGAGGTGAGCTGAACCCGCATCACATTATCAATCGTCTGTGCCGCCGCATCGATACCAGAGATCATGACAAACGCACCATTCTTTATAATAGGGTCTCTGTTTGAGTCACATTTAATAACTGAGTGCATTAGCTTGGCTCCCCTGTGTTTCCGCTACCCGCTGGATCTGACCATGTGTACGGGTGAGTGTGATTGTCTAGCGATATCCCGCCAGACGTTATGAAGTTGCCAGACTCGTCGACGGTGCCGCCATTTATTTTGACCACTCCGCTTGATGTTATCCTGATCTCGTTTTGATCTAATGCAATCTTTGTTGTTCCATCCCTATTTTGAATGGTTAGCGCCGCAGAATCTTCTTCTGCTATGGCGAAATTGTGCATGATATCAGGGATAAACCTTGCATCAGAGAATGAGTGCATGCGCTTTGAAGGCGGCGCAGAATTACCGAACGACTGCAAAAACAAGCCTATGTCTCTGTCACTTGCCTCAATCCAACCAAGATCACCGACTTTAATGGGGAATGAAATAAGGGTATCGCCAGCGCCAAAAGTATTAACGTGAATACCTTTTATTTCTGATCTCTTTATTTGTGACGCGTCACGAGAGATAATCATAATCATTGGCTGAACGCTAACCTTGGTTCTTTCTGGGTTTATAGCCGTGATTTTGCACGGAATGCAATTCTCCATGCGCTTTTTTATCGAAGACAAAAACGCCTCAAATGCACCCGTTAAGCTGTCGTCGTTCGTCGATTTATTAATCATGCACCGATATTCCCCTCAACGATTAAATAGAATGGCTGGCCCCGACTTGTTATATCGAAATCAAGTTTGTAAATATTATAGGTCCCATCAAGCTGAGGGTTCAAATCTGATTGCAAATTAATCTGTCCGCCAATATTTACGCTTGGATGTAAGAGTATCTTAACTTTTGCGCCAGACTCTGTCCCTGTGGATTCAATCAACGTGCCGTTGCCGGTGTTGACCTGATAAACAACGCGCGATTTAGACTTAACGGATGAATCCTTTATAAATAAAGTGCCAGAATCAACAAACACATCACAGTTGCATATTTTTTCCAAGTCCACCAATGCAGCAAAGGCGGAGCCGGTAAATGAATATGACCGTATATTTCTGTCTGTCACCTGAAATTCCAAAGAGTATCCATTTTGAGCCGCGACCGTCTTCGCTATCGTGCTTAGTTTTGTGATCTCTGGCGAGGTGTTTTGCACTATAACCTGCTTGTTATTGAAGCCAGTAATGCACTTTAAGACAATACCTAAATTTGGTTTTGGTGTTGCTGCTGACCTAAATACATCGCCTTTAAAATAAGTTACGGCCCCATAGCTTTCTCGACCCACCTCAAGCTCTACAGTTACGCGCTTTTTATTTGGGGTGTTTGGTCTGGTTTCTCGAAGTATAAAGTTTCTAGTGTCGGTATCTAGCCCTATAATTGTAATGTCGCAGGCCGCAGCGATTGAGCTCGACACTTTGGCGCCCTTGGCTTCAATCCAAAGATCTTTATACCATGTGGTTATCCCATTAATGGTTACGCCAACTCTGACTACACGCGGATCGATCATCTAAATAACTCCGCCTCTTCTGTCGTTAGGTATCTGAGGAATTGGGTGCTGCCAAAACTTTCGTAATTCGGCTCTTCTGTCGTTGGTGTTTGAAGTATGAAATTACCGCCAACCTCTTGGTATTTGTAGGGCAGCATTAATTGCCCGATAACAAGCCGAAAGCCCTGGCATACCATAACCTCGTTAATAGATAGGTCGTACACCATGTTGCTGCCAATGCTGCGAATAACAAAGTCGTACCTGACGTCATTTATTGTCGTTGTAAAACTCTGCGCTGGGATGGCTGAAACGGCTATATTTTGCATTATTAAAACCCGAAGTAGTTTGCTATTTTTTGAGCTGTCGTTTTAGTGGATGTGGCCGCCGACTTTTGCCCTGCCTGCGACGTACTGGAATCGGATGGCGCCGCAACATCGGACACGGAGAGGGTGCCAGTGGTTGATGCGGATATCTGCTGTTCAATGAAGTTTAAATTTATCGCTATTGTGTTTGCAATTGTTGAATCTTCATCGTGCGGCATTCCATCAATATACATGTTGTCGTAAGTGTCTACGCGCGTCTGTATGGTGAAGCTTGTATTCGCCTCATATAGGGCTACAATTTCCTTATAGACGTCAAGGTAGTCGTCTGGGTTAAGTATTAGCCCTATATTGATTATCTTTTGATTATTTATGACGTTATCAGATACAACCTGACCATTCTCAAGTTTGTGGTTTGAGAATGTCTTTGTTGGGTTTACTTGGGCCGATATAATCCCAACAGTTTCTAATATTTGATTGCCGTCGCTGTCAAGGAAGGCCGTTACCGGTTCCGATTCATTGCCAAAAAACCAAGTCATTATCTATCAACCCCGTCGTCAAATTGACCCATCGCATTAGCTAATTCGCCCTTTAGGCTATCACTAAATGTTGTTCTGGCTTCTGCTGCTGACATTCCGCGAGCATCAACATTAACGCCGCCCATGCTTATATTAACGCTTTTCTGAATTGCTGAGGTGTTAAAGAATGAGCTTCCTCCCATACTGTTGATTGGGCTTGAGGCATACTCTTGCTGGATTGCCATGCCTTTTTGAGAGTTTGATATTGGCCCAGCTGAACTACCCCCGAAAAGATCCATGTCGCCAAATAGGTCGCCAACAAAACCAAACAGGTCAATAAACCCCTGCTTGAGTTTTTCGATTGCCTCCATTGGGTTTGTGAATAGGAGTTTAATCCAATCTAAATCCTTTTCCAGTTGATCAAATGTGTACTTGATGCCGCCGATCACGCTATCAACAACACCGCCGAACCACTCGTATTTTTTTGCCAAGTCGCCAATGAATGACTCTTGACCGCCAAGGTATGCTGCAACATCTTCATATAGTATGGCGAACCCAATACTTACCGCTGCTATCGCGGCGCCAATCGCTATAAATGGTGCCGTTGCCGCCAAAACCGATCCGGCCAACAAAAGCATTGGGGGTAATGCGTATGACAACACCGCGCCACCCATTGCAATAAAGAACCCTGTTACGAGTGTTTCATGATCCTTGGCCCAATTAACCATCCCTCGAAACCCTTGTGACATTTCAGTAAGAACAGGCAATATTGTTGTGTTGGCCTTCTGGAACCATGAATTAAATATTCGTGACGAGTTATCCATTTCATCGTTAAACTCAGCCGACGCCTTATAGCTCGCATCAGTTACGCCGCCAAACTGCCTTTGCTGCTCAACTAGATTCTCAAGAGAGTATCTTGATTGCTGTAGTAGCAAGATTGTGCCTTGGTCAAGCCCTAATTTCTTACCTATAAGGGAAGAATCCTGCTTGCTCATATCCTTAAATACGTCTGACAGCTCAAGCATTACAGCAAAAGTATCTTTTAACTTTCCTTGTGCATCAAAAGCATTAATACCAACTCTCGATAGAGTCTGAGCAATGTCACCCGTACCGAATGCCGCTTGATTTTTTAACTGGTCATTTAATCC